CGGTGCGTCAGCAACTGGTACTATCTTCTGTTGGGTGTACTATACAACTGAGTAAATAAGGAGAGAAGATGGCATCAGTAGTAGATATATGTAATTCAGCTCTTAATGCGTTAGGAGCTTCTACAATTATTAGCCTTACGGAAAATTCTAAGAATGCACGATTGTGTAATCAACGGTATGAACCTGTAAGAGATGCCGTCTTCCGTTCACATCCCTGGAACTGTTTGCAGAAAAGAGTTGAACTGGCAAAAGATACAACTGCACCAGTTTTTGAATTTTCAAATGCATACACATTACCAGCGGATAGTTTAAGGATATTAAAATCTGAAAATTCTAATTTATCTAATAATGAAAAATTTAGAATTGAAGGAAAAAAATTATTAACAAACGAAGACACAATTAAAATATTGTATGTGGCTAAGATAACAGACACAACACAATATGATACATCACTAATAGAAACACTCTCTGCAAAATTAGCTGCGGAGTTGTGCTATCCAATAACACAATCATCTACATTAATGGATCGTATGTTTGCTTTGTATGAAAGTAAATTAAAAGACGCTAGATTTAATGATGCAACTGAAGGCACAGCTGATAATGATGTGCGTATTCAGGCAGATGATTTTATTAATGCGAGGTTATAATGAAAAAAAAATTAACAAAAAAACAAATGAAGATTGCTCGTATGGCTGGCAATAAAAATAAAATAGATGCAGCTGATTTTAAAAAATTAAAACAAAAGAAAAAAAAGAAAAGATAAATGCCACGAAGCACATTCGCTTTTACCAACTTCACAGCTGGTGAATTATCACCCAGGTTGGATGGTAGAACAGATCTACAAAAATATTTTCAAGGTTGTAAAACTTTGCAAAACATGGTGGTTCATCCTCATGGTGGAGCAACAAGAAGACCTGGTACAAAATTTATTGCTGAAACAAAAAGTAATGGTGAAGCAAGACTAATACCTTTTGAGTTTTCTACAACACAAACGTATGTTTTAGAATTTGGAAATACTTACATGCGAGTGTACAAAGATGGCGGTCAAGTTTTAAACAGCGGTACTGTTGTAGAAATATCTACACCCTACTCTGCTGCTGAAGCTAATGAATTAAAGTTTACACAATCAGCTGATGTTTTGTTTATTGTGCATCCTTCGCATCAACCACGAAAGCTATCAAGAACTTCACATACAAGTTGGTCGTTAAGTTTATATGCACCAACAAACAATCCTTTTGGAAGTACAAATAACTTTCCTAGTTGTGTAACCTTCTTTGAAGAAAGATTGGTTTTTGCTGGTACAAACAATGATCCACAAAAATTATTTTTTTCTAAAGCTGGTGATTTCGAAGATATGACTACTGGCACGAATGCTGATGATGGTATGAATTTTACTATAGGCTCTGACCAGGTAAACGCAATAAAATATTTAAAAGGATTAAGAACACTGCTTATTGGTACGGTAGGTGGTGAGTTTGTGGCAACAGCTTCTACTTCAGCTGAACCTATTACCCCTACAAACATACAAATAAAAAGACAAGCTGGGTATGGTACTTCTGATGTTGATGCATTGCTTGCTGGAAACAGAATATTATTCGTACAACGAGCTGGCAAAAAAGTAAGAGAACTTGTTTTCGACTTTGATACTGATGGTTACATAGCACCTGATTTAACATTGTTGGCTGAACATATTGCTGGTTCAGGAGTTGCAACTGGTTTTACTAACTGGACATATCAACAAGAACCAGACAGTATTGTTTGGGTTGTAAGATCGGATGGTGTTCTTACAGGTATGACGTATCAACGAGGAGAAAATGTTGTTGCCTGGCATCGACATATTCTTGGTGGTGTATTTAGCACTGGTAGTGCTGTTGTGGAAAGTGTGGCAGCAATAAGTAATTCTCTTGCAACTGCAAAAGGTGAAGATAGTTTGTATATGATTGTTAAGAGAACAATCAATGGTGGTACAAAAAGATATGTTGAAGTTATGCAGCCATTTGATTTTGCTGATGATGTTGAAGATGCCTGGTTCTTAGACAGTGCATTACAATATTCTGGTGGAGCAACAACTTCTCTTTCTGGATTAGATCATCTTGAAGGTCAAACAGTTTCTATTTTAGCAAATGGAGCTACTCATCCTGACAAAGTTGTATCAAGTGGTGCAATAACTTTAGATAGATCTGTTACAAAAGCTACTGTTGGATTAAAATATACGTCTGCTTTACAAACAATGCGTATTGAAAGCGGATCGGCTGATGGATCAGCACAAGGTAAAGTAAAAAGAATACAAGAAATAACTGCAAGATTTTTTCAAACAGTTGGTGCAGAATTAGGATCAAGCTCTACAAACACAGATCTTATACCTTTTCGTGATAGTTCGATGGCAATGGATACTGCGGTTGAATTATTTACTGGTGACAAACAAATAGAATTTAATGCAGATTATGAAACTGATGGTTTTATTTATATTCAACAACAACAACCATTACCGATGACTATCACAGCAATGTATCCGCAACTAAACACTTACGATGGTTAATGGAAGTTAGACCATTTTTAAAAGAACATGGGTACGTTGTTTTTAGTGAAATAAATAATCAGTTGATCGGTCATCAAACAGATCTATCATTTATTGATAGTTTGGAAGCTGGAGATTGTTTTACAGCTGTCAAAGATGGAAGACCAATTATTTGTGGTGGTGTTATAGAAATGTGGAAAGGATGTTATGAAGGATGGGTTATCACTTCATCACATGCAAACAAACATCCTTTTAGTATTGCAAAACTTATAAAAAATTATGTCGATGAATTAATTATTAAAAATAAAATGCATCGTTTGCAAACTGCTGTACTTCTTGGTTATCTCCAGGGTTATCGGTTTGCAGAATTTTTAGGAATGAAAGAAGAAGGTTTGATGAAAAAATATGATTACATGCAACAAGATTATATTCGATATGCGAGGGTTATCTAAATGGCTCCAGTAGTAGTAGCAGCATCCGCAGCATCCGCAGTAGTTGGAGCAGCTGGTGCAGTATCAGCAGCAAAAGCAGCTGAAGCAACTGGCGTTGCTAATCAGCAAGGTTTTAACAGAGCAGCAGATGTTATAAATCAAAACAAAGAAATAGTTGACGCAAAACTTAAAAACAATCTTTACATTTTAAATAGAAATAATGCTGCAAGAGATGCATTGACTACAGTTAATTATTTAAAATCTGGAGTTACACTAGATGGTACACCAGAAGAATTATTGGCAGAAAATGCACGACTTGCACAATATGAAGCAAATGTTTTGGAATACAATTCTAAATTAGAAAAAAAACGATTAGATGATGAAGCTGCACAAATGCGATACAGAGGAGAAGTAGCAATGATGACAGGAAAAAATTTAGCAACATCTTACAGATACAAAGCATACGGTTCGCTTTTATCTGGAGGTTCATCTACTGCTGCATCTTATCAAAAATATTATGGATAATTATTATGCCTAGAATACCAATATATAATTTACAAGTACAAGTACAAGGTCAAGCTGGTTCAACCAGTGTTGTACAAATACCACAGTCTGCTACGTCAGGAGCTATTGCTAGTGTTGCTGATACAACATCAAAAGCACTTTCTGATATTGCTAAGTTTGGTAATGTTATAATAGATAATGAAAGTAAAAGAATTGCTACCACGGAACAAATAAAATACAAATCACAATTAACTTCTATTCAACAAAAAATACAACAAGACTTTCCTCTCAATCCTGAAATATGGATGGATGAGTTTGAAAAAGCTAAAACCTCTTTAATTGGTGAAGTAAACAAGACGGATTATAAATATGATTTTTTAAAAAGAAATGTTCTTAATCAATTAGAGTTAGATTATTTACCACTTCGTAATACTTTATTTACAAAGTTTGTTGAAAGTAACAAAAAATTAAATCTTATTGGTTTTGAAGAAAACGCTATGATAGGTTCAAATGCTTTAGGTGCAGCTGTTATGGGTTCAGTTGAAGATTTTGAATACGAACAAGTTAATATACTAGCACAACTAAATGGCTTTGCTGCTTATGGATCTGCTGATAAATCTATAAAATTACAAACTGAAGTCTATACAAATGCTTTTCGTATTGGTTTAGAAACAGTTTTTGCTGGTAACAAACCATACTTAAATTCACAATTAACTTTAGAAAAAATATTAAATGCATCTGATGATGACATACCTGGTTTAGTTAATTTAAAAAAAATAATATCTTTTTTAGATGATGATGATGCAAGAGAAGTTTTAGAAAAATATACAGATAATGAAAACGAAACATTTAAAAGAAATCAACAACGTGAAACTGAAGTAATAGCACAACAAAAATTAATTAAAGATGGTCTTCTTTATCTTTTATATACAACGAAAGATGATGAAGAAAGAAACAATGTATATCTACAACTTAACGAATTAGCTAATAAAGATATGTCAATTTTTGATACGAAAGAATTGAATACATACAGAAACTGGTATGAAATATCTAATCAAAATGGTGTTTTTGATCCACCATCAAATCCATTTGGTAATGAGCAACTAACAGCAACATTACTAAATCAGATAAATGAATTTAGTATGACTTTTGATAAGCTACAAGAATACTTTCCACAGCTTAATAAAGCACAACAAGATGAATTACTTACAGAGTGGAAGGGTAATAGAAAAGAACAAAAAGCAGATTTTCGTAATAGAATTAAAACGGAGTTTGGTCTTGGTACTGGTGATGGATTTATTATTTTAGGTGGAGAGCAAAGCGATGCACAACAAATTATTACACAAGCTACTGCAATAGCTATTAATAAATTTAATATAGCTATAAGTGATGATCCTAATGTTAATTATAAAAAGATAGTACCAACAATTATACAAGAAACTAAAGATGAATTAAAATCAGGAATTAGAATGGAAATGATGAATATCATTGACACAGCTTTTAAAAGTTATTTTAACCCAGGAGAAATGACACCTGAAAATTTTATGGATAAATACCAAGAAAAATATGATGAAATACAAAAAAGCGGAGATCAAAATATGCTTTTTAATTTTAACAAAGCGTTTCGTAACAATAAAGAAATAATAAATATTTGGAGAAGTTATGACAGTTCTCAGTGAAAACCAAATTGAAAACGGAGAATACACACAAGATGATATTTTAGATTACTATGAGGATTTTCATAATAATGATGTACATCGTAATTCTCTAAAAAATTTAGATAGAAGTTTATTTGATAGCATTGATGAACACCGAGAAGGTGATTACACATATACCATTGGTACAAAAGATGGTGTGTCTGTTGTATTAGAAACAAAAGGTTTTTTTGGTAAAAGTTTATTAGAAAGTTTTGCACAAAATCAAATGGATGCAGCTGAAACAAAAACAAAAGCTATGCAAAATGTTGGTCAAGGAATAAAAAACTTTTCACAAGGCACAGTCTTTGGTTTGGCAAAAGCCTACAATAATACTAAAATTATTTTAAATGAAGCATCTGGTGGCAGACTAAAACAGTTTGAAGATATTGTTAATGCAGCTGGTAAAAATTTTTTAGATATAGATGTTCAGATCCCTATAGAAAGTTTAAAACCTGAAGCCAATACTATTGGCACTATGGGTGGCGAGATAACTGGTCAATATATTATACCTGGTGCTTTTGTTTATAGGTATATTCCAAACATACTTCTTGCTGAACCAGTTATTGTAGGATTATTTTCAGGTAAAGATGATGGTAACTTAGCAACAGCTATTAAACAACTAGCACCAAACTTTGCACAGAATAATGAAGTAGCAAAAATAATATTAGATGGTTTATCAACAAATGCAGATGACGATGAAGTTGAAGCAAGAATAAAAAATATTGTAGCAGATGCACCTCTTGGCATTATTTTTGGTGGTTTGTTTAGTATGTTAAGTTACTTTAAACGTAATCCAAAAAAACTAGAAGAAGTACAAAACGAATATAAAGATGCTGGAGCAGCTGCTACTCCTGATGCACTTAAAGAAGGTTATACAAGTTCACAACCTTTTTTTTCTAATGCTGTAAATGCAATTAGAAATATTAATATTCCTGAAGGTGGTATAGATAGAGATCAATTTTATAATACTGTTGTAAACACACCTGGAGTTAAACAATCTGAACTAAATGATATGGGTTTTAATAAATTTGTATATGGTTCAGAAATGCTAACTGATGGATCAAGCCGAGTAGACACATCATTTGATCTAAATAAAAAAATTACACAAGAAGAAATAAATAATTTTTTAGAAACAAAAGATTTAAGCAAAAATGTTAAGACTACAGTATTAGGTGAGCCAATAGATGATTTTAGTAACATACAAAATCAGATAGATGAATTGCAAGTAAAACTTAATAGTGAAAAAGAAAAACCATTTGGTCAAAGAAATGACCAGCTTATAGAAAATTTAGAATATGAAATTTTTAGTTTAGAGGAAATTATAGAAAAAGAAGTAAAAGGATCAAACACAGTTTTTGGTAAATATGTAGAGCCTGGTGGTACAGACTACAAAGAATTATTACTGACAATGAAAGGCACACAAATATTTACAAAAGATCATTTTAGACAAGCAACTGGTAGTAGTAAAAATGTTGTGCCAGAAGGTCATAATTTATTGGCACATGTTCGTTTTAATACAAGAACTATGAATGGTAAGAAAATATTATTTATAGAAGAAATACAATCAGATCTACACCAGGCTGGTAGAAAACAAGGTTATGTTAATCAAGATGGCGGAGAAGTAAATCAAAATCTATTTGGTCGAGTTCCAGACGCACCATTCAAAAAGAACTGGCATGAGCTTTCAGCAAAAAGAATAATTAAGTATGCTATTGATAATGGTTTTGATGGAATATCTTTTACACCAGGAAGTGTTCAAGCAAATAGATATAATTTAGCAAAACAAATTGAAAATATTAAAATTACAAAAAATACTGATGGTACTGTAAATTTAACAGCAAATCCAATAAATGAAAGTTTTGACCAGATAGTAAAAAACAACATTAGTTTAGAGGAATTAGAAGGTATTATTGGTAAAGATTTAGCAGTATCAATACAAGATGATGTTGCGAAAATATCAAATGATACATTAAATAAAACAGAAAAAGAACTTACAAAACTAAAACAAAGATATTCTAAAATAGATAATCAACTATTTGAAGTTATGAGAGCCACTAACAAAAAAGCTGATAAAAAATATTATCCAAGAGCAACAAGAAATTTTTATTACAAAGTTCCAGCACCAGGATTAAAAGTACATTATTCTTATCAAACACCAATAGCTTATGAGTTTGGTGGTGAAATCGTTATGAGGGTAAATGATTATAGTGTTACAACAGGAAGGCACATGGCTGATCTTGGCGTGGCTGCTGATGACAGAATACCTGGTTGGAGATTTGAAGAAAAATTACGAGAAGTAGAAAATAAATCTGGTGCATTAGACATTATTGATGATGCAAAAATCAAAAAAAATATTAATGTAAAAGAGTTAAGAGCAGAACTAGAAACTTTAAATAATCAAATATCTGAATTAGAAACACAAAACATTATTAAATACGAAGGTGTTGATTTAGAAATAGGCGGTGAAGGCATGAAAAGTTTTTATGATAAAATGCTACCAGCAGCTATAAATAAATTTAGTAAAAAGTATGGTGTTACATTACAAGAAGGTGCTGGATTATTACCAGATCCATCAGAACCAAATCTGTATATTAATACTGATATTTTAGAATTTACACCAAAGATGATTAATCAAATTAAGTCTGAAGGTGTACCAGTGGCAGCATTAGAAGATAGAGAAACTTCGGCAACAAGAACGGTATAAAAAAAACACTACACAAACTACAAAACTTATTATAAGAAAGGATATGATGGCACTCCTTCGTGAGTGCTTTTTTTATTTCACAAAATGGCAGTAGAAAACGAACAACAGAGTAATTCTGTATTAGAAGGTATTAAACAAGGATCGACATTAGGAGTAACAAAAGTAGCAGACAGTACACCTAGTATTAACGAAGACAATGCAAGTTTATTACCTAACATACAAGTAAATGAAAATTTACCTCCAGAGCAAGAGGTTGCTTTTGGCGGTTCTAAATTGTTTAATATTTTTAGAACACCAAAAAGAGAAATCTTTGAACCACCATCTACTATAGCAGATGATGGTAGCTCTTTATTAGTTAAAGAAGGTGAAACTGTTTTACAAGGCGATGACATCAAAGTACAACAATTAGATGATTTTGATAGTGTCATACAAAATCTTAACATTGATTTTGATGGTATAAATACTGCTGAAGATTTTGCTGCTGTAATTCAAACTGTTGTAAATAAAGCTCCTGATCCTGGTACAGAAACAAATGCAGAAGTTTTTAAATTAGCACAGGATTTAGATATAAGACCAAGCCTTTTGTTTGGAAAAGGTTTTAAAGATGCAAAAGAAGTTTATGCTGCTAGAAATTTTTTAAAATTAAGTAACGATCAATTAATAAAATTAG